AAGACTTCTTTAGAAATGGGATCATAAATTTTTATATGGCCTTCGATGTTGATAAAGCCTCGATCTTTTAATGAATTCATAATTTGTCTATATTCCGTATGGTATTTATCAATATATTTACTGGGCAGTTATCATTCATTAGAATACTACAATAATTTCACCTGTTGAGGTATTAAAGTACATAGGGCTAAATCCCGCCGGAATTGTACCTTTAACAGACCTAACTGAGGTAACAACAAAACTGCTGCTGGTAATAGTGGCAAAATTGCTGTTACTATCTGCCGATTTGAACCTATGACTATCGCTGGAATAGATATTTTCTAAATTTTTGAGCTCTAATCGATTACTTTCAGTGATCGTACCGCTATTTATAGAGGTGAGTACTATTTTAGTTCCATGTGCAACTGTGCTAAAATTGTCAAGTGCTCGGTAGGCTAGCTCTCCTCCATGCGACCCCGATGATGTAGTGCTTGATCCGTCATTTCCGTGGAATTCTAATCTCCCCAATGTATCATTACGCACCACTGCTTGTCTTCTCGAGAAAGTTCCACTACCTCTATTACCAACCAAGGTTATTTTAGAAGAATCAGGTAAGCTCTCATTGTCAGGGGCAGTGTCTTCTCTAACCGTACCATATATGTTAAATTTTGAATTAACAAAATATAAATTTGTACTTCCGTAACCTAGATAGCTTGTTCCGTCACTCTTACGTATGGTAGGAGTTTGTCCGCTAGCACCGCCACCAAACCCAAGATTACTACTGGCTATTGTGCTAGTACCATAAGTTGACCAATATTGATATATGTGAGTTTGATTGTACCCTGTCCCAGGAGAGGCCAACGGAACGTTTGGAATTTGAGATCTTAAATACCACATTGTGCCAGCATTGGTTGCTGTGGTGGTATTGCCAGACCAATTTTCAGCGGCGACAAAAATCAATTCTCCCGAATTGAAATCTCTGTTGCTAGACCATTTTGTACCATCATATCCACCGACCGAAAATCCTCCTAGTGTATCACCATTCAACGCCGCTGATGGAAATGCCGACGAACCCCTACTGTATTCAGCATGAAAATCAGGTCGACTAAAAGATGAATTTGGACTAGGAAAATTATCTCGATATCCTCTTAATATAATTGTTGCTCTTTCATTAGCTGTATAATTACTAACAAATAAATTGGCATCAAACGTGTTTAATGGTTGATTACCAACTGACAGCTGACTGACTACAGCTCCGGACACCAAAGACAGCGTAGTAGCCGAAATACTTGCGGCCACTATTTGATTAGTAGCGGTAATATTGACAAAAGTAACTGAGCTGGTTGTAAACAACTGTTGGTCGGCTCTGGCAATCTCTGCTCGCAATTGTTGTAAAAAGTTATTGTAAGTTATTCTTTTAGTTAATTTATTGTCAACTATAATAAAGCTAGTAGTTGCATTAGTTGCACTACCGATAAATGGTAATTCAGTTACTTTTGTCATTTTTAGTACCTTGTTAAAGAAACTCCGTCATCATCCGTGAGAGGAATATTATTGCTATCTAGCAATCTAGGATCTCCACCATAGTAATATGTATCAGGTAGCTCTGCTCCCTCAGCTCTTAAAAATTGGGCTTGACGAACATTGCTGATCAGTAAGGATTCAGTTCCTGTCCAAACATAGCCTTTTTTCTGTATAATAGAAATTAATACACCAGATTCTATTCCGCCGTTAATATTTAATGTCAATGTCTGACTTGATGTAGTGATACTAAATTCGCTGGGCATAGTAATCAAATTGGTACCGGTCACTGATTCGTACATGTCCATCGAATGTTTACGCAGGGGTCTCCCTCCATAGTATACCAATACTTGATCAATAGCAGCAATTCCGCTAGTTAATGTTATACCATCACCAATTGTTGATGTACTAGTAGCTGTTATAATATAGGTAGTGGTATTTGTCGATGTAAAATGTTGAATATAGACAGTGTCTGAATAAGGGATAGTTTGCTGAATTCCTTGATCTATAACTTTAGTGGCCTCATCTGCATAAAATGCAGGCCCTGTTCCTAGTGTACCTCTTCTTAGATAAGTTAAAACATTCCCATCTATTTCATTATATTCGATTCTTTCTCTGTCAATGAGCACAACACCTGGTATATTTCTATAAGCATTAAATGGAGATAGCCTACCATCTCCATCGTGAACCACTATCTTGGTGTCGGTATATTTTAAAGGTTCGGTTAAAAAAGTAGTATGATAGGCCGATAATCTTTTGTAATGCGATCTATCAAAAAAGTCATTAAAAACTCTAAACCCTAAAATTCTACCAGTATATTCTGGCATCATAATTGATGTGATCAATAATGTGCTATTGAGATCCTCTACTATAAAGTACTCGTCTAACTGAATTGTTCTTTGATCTTCTAATATTTCAAAATCATAACGATGTACCAAAGGGACTCCGTTAAGGTATACCCAAACATAATTTTCATTGATTACAGGCCTTAACAAAGTGAATCTTTTTAAAGGAGTATATGAAAATTTTTCAGTCTGCATAAACATGGCATCGTGATTGCTAAACGTAGTAACCTTAATTGTAGTGTTAGAAACAGGAGTTACAAATTGCAAAATATTTCCACTGATCACATATTCATAATCTTCTAATCTAGTAATAGAAATATAAGTTCCGTTTGGAAACTGATTGGTAGTCAATATGATATTATTATTGGGCAGATCGAAAGTAAAATCAAATCCTGACTGTAATCGAACTCCATTCGCATAGACCATGATTTGATTGGCAAGATAATAACTTGGAGTATGTCCAACTTTGTTGTCAATTGCAAAAACAGTGGCATTGTTAGCGATAGTATAGTTACTGACAGGAGGTGGAGTTTTTCTTGTGCGAACAGTACCCGTTGAACCAAATCCAGTTTCAACTATGGCCTTATCGCTAAGAGGTCCCCAATCACCCGGAGGGTATGTCAAAACAAATGAAGATGCTGCTGTTGTTACAGAAAAATATTCTTCATTCATCCTATTGAATTTTATATAAGGGGTGTCAAAGAACCATGCTTCAATGGTATTAGAATCATAGGGTAAATTGTATAACCTAACACTGGCTCGTTTATTATCTGTAAAATCAGGTTGAACCATATAACCGTAATTACTTGTGTTAGTTATTTGACTAACTTCTTGCCCATTAACCAGCACGTACACCGCACGTACATCTGCGTAACTCATAAGACTATCCACAATACCCGTGGACGTATTTTCTACAGATAATACATTACTATCTACTAACCCACTTCCCCCAATTCTTACCACAGTATATCCTGCACGACCGCTAATAGTCTGCGGAGGAAGAATTAGTCTATCACCTTCTATAAAAAATTGATTGCCTGTCAATGACCCTAAAGATGTAGACCTTTGAAATATTGTGTTGTTATAATAGACCATGATGCCTGCATCAGCCTCTGGCAATATAGAAAGATACGCAGATGTTGTGGTCCCTGCAACCACCGGGAACGAACCAGTTATTATTGTACCGTATGACTGGCTGTCTTTGGTGTATACGTTTATGCCTAGACTGTCTAGAGTATGACCGGGAACAAATTCTTCAGGAGCATAGCTGACATTAGGTGACATAAATTGATCACCATCTATGATCAAATCTTCTGGGGCATATCCCAAGGCTCCGACAAAGTTTCCAGAACTATCCCAATTTCCACCTGATATAGCAGTATCTAATCCGGCGGCGTCAAAATCATATTTCCAAAATTCAACCGCAGGATCGCCATAGATAGTAGCGGTGATAGCATAACATGTAGAACTATTTGTTACATTTTTGATGTTTATGGTTGCTCGACCCACGGTGTCTGCTACTAGTTCATAATAGATTGTAGTAGTAGTAGCTGTGGTAATTGTGACATTATTGACTATAACTATAGCCTTAGTAACATCTGTAAAAGGACTATCTGTAATTAACGTTACAGATTGTGCTGTAGATATATTATCAATAGTGTTCATATTAGGTTATGCATAAGAATTATTGGAGTACATGTAACATTGATAAGAGCCAGATGCTAGTATAACTCCGGTCGTAGTATTCGAAACTTCTATGGTTAAATTACATAGAGCAGAAGAATCATCTCCTGACGAAGGATCATATATGCCATATAGACGCCATCCTGATTTTCCAAACCCATTAACATAATTAGTTGCGGTAGTTACAGTTACCCAACTACCTTGCACCGAACTATAACCATAAGTAGCAAAATAGCTGTTATCAAGTGCGGTGGCAAATCCTGGCCCTGTAAATGCAGCATCACCTAACCAAGCGGTTAATGGATTAATTGTAGCCCTTACATAGTATCCGGTACTGCTGACCGGGGTACCTCCGATTAACGGTTCTGTGGCCCATCTTTGATTGCTAGCAGGAGCTGGATATACATCAATTCCAGAACCTGCTTGACTTGATAGTGAACTAATATCAAAATTGAATCCGCCAGCAGAAGTTATCTGCACCATAGTGTATGAAGGTTTTGATCTACCATTGAGAGAGGTTATGCTAGATCCAGGTTGTCCAAAGTTTGAAACAATTGATATACCGGCACCTGCAGGATTTGTGTTACTGAAAAGAAGAAAAACAGCACCATCACCACCACCTTGAGGCAAATGTATATCTAAATTATCACCAAAATTGCTGTCATGGCTATTGCCGCCGGTACCTGTGGTAATTCCTGAAATAGCCCCACCGTATGCGGCTCTATAACTGTTTCTTTCAAAGGTAGGCCTAGTTACATCCTCGCCCTTGGCTCCATTTTGTGACGATCCGGTACCGGAGGTAGATCCTCCCGATCCGCCAGTGATGTTATATCGTGCATCACTGGTATTGCCACTGCCGCCGCCGCCTCCAGTAGCAAATGATGAATAGTAGTAACCCGAAGTAGTCCAAAAAACAAAGGAGGTACCGCCGGTTCCTCCGGCCTTAGTACCTGTCCTGGTTTTGCCCTCTATTCCAGGATAAGCATAACCATTAAAACTTACACTAGCAGGCAGACCTCCTGCTCCGACAACAATCTCTAGACTTCCTGTGTTGTTGAAATCTAAATAACTGACAGTATAGGCACCAGATCCGCCGCCGCCTCCTGCCCAATTGTCTCCCCCACCATCATTGCCGCCTCCTCCTCCACCAGCTCCAATTATTGTTGCGGTGGCATATCGATAAGGTGGTACAAGATAATAGGTACCTGGGATTGTATAAGAATAAAATGTAGCGGTAGTAGGAATTATTAAATCTGTGGATGTTGTTACAACATCAGTTACAGTGATAGTGGCCGAAGTACCACTTGATCCGTTGATAACTATAGTACTGGCCAATGTTGAAGCGATTGTTACACCGGTATTTGTAGTATGATTAACTGTGAAAGTTTGACTGAGTGGGTAATTTAGACTGTAGGATAGGGTGGCTATTGAACCTGTAAATGCAGCACTTCCACCTAGATTTGTCAAATCAGCAACGTGAGAAATACCACTAGGCGTATTAAATGTAATGCCAGTTATGGTAACAGGATTGTCACCTATGTTAGATATTGTAAAGGTTGCTGTTGACATGCTAATATTTATGAGGTGCTAGATGACCTTTATATTTCCCCTATATCTATACCAAAGTACGACGATGTGCTAGTAGTAGCTGTTCCTGTAGGTCCTATAGATACTGTTGTTGCTAGTGCTACATAATCTCCTGAGGTCGCTCCAGAGGATAGTTCAACACGAATAGTCCTCTGTGTTCCTAAATTGACCCAGCCTGTAGAATTTCCACTAGTAGGAGATTCAAAGTTACCTAACACATAATAGTCGGTTCTAGCGGCCGAACTTCTTTGAACCCCATCACCAATTCTCATGTCTACTTTGATATCATAATTGGTACCGGTGTTAGTAAATGTACTAACATATCGAGTTACATAACCGTACAACGGACTGTCTGGACTAGAATAGGCAACAGATATCGTGCCGTTTGTATTGAATTGGAATTCGGCATAACTAGCCGGCACAGCATTCATTTGGTTAGAACTCCAGTAAGAGAAAGTATTAACGTAGGCTGTTCCGCCTGCAAATGCTGCAACCTCGATACCGCCACCTCCGCCACCTCCTTGACTTGTATCATTAATTGTCACCGAGGTGCTAGTTGACACAATAGATCCTGAAGTACTCAAAGTTCTAAGGTAAACTACAAATGTCTCAAAACCTTCTGTTGTAGTATCAGCGGTAGGAGATACTGTAAACGATCCAGTGTTATTGTTAACAGTAAACGAACCGTATGATGCAGAAAAGTCAGTGGCCGTAGTGCTAACATTTCCTATGGTCCAATATACTGTAGTTCCATTTGAAACATTAGCCGTAATAATATTAAATGTGCCACTACCACCTTCATTAATGCTCGATGGGATAGTTCCAAAAGAATAATACGGTACTCCTAAATACCATGTGTATTCAGACGGTGCTACTGAAATTGCATACGTACCAGCAGTAAGTGTTGATGCTGGAACTGGGCAATAACCTGCATTAAAACTATACTTGCCTAACAATTTTGTTTGAGCATACACCGGAGATATTATACTATAGGCCCTAACAGTAGCGGTTGTAATAGTAGCTAGAGTGTTGCCTAATACTTGATATGCTGTAACACCAAGTATACTGTTACTGTAAATAGTATCAATTGTATATTCACCGTCATATCCACTGGTGGTTATTCCAGATATCAACACCCTATCACCTACTCTATAGTCACCGTGAAATTCTGTCAAAGTTTCTATGGTCATAGCGGAACCAACAGTAGTAGCAGTTGATCTGGCTCTCAAAATATTATACTGGGGAGCACTGATCTGAATAGAACGGGTTGCAGTACTAACAGAAACAACCACCGTGTCTGTTCTTACTCGTAAGGTAGATGAATTTAAGAAATTTATCACCTGCCCTGGAATAATACCAGTAGTGGTACTTAAAAATAGTGTTGTAGTACTGGTGGAAACATTAGAAACTATCTTAGCCTTGGCATAATAGTCAACAAAATCATCCCAACCACCTCCGCCATAATTTCCATATTCATTGCCCAATGGTGTAGAATAATTAAATCTCAACCCCTGAATAGCCGTTCCAGGATATTCAAATCCAGTCATCAACAATGGATAATATTTGCCCGGCATTGTTGAGCTAGGATTATAGTAAGTATCTATTCTATCTACTGCATTGAACAAACTGATATTTTTGCTATAGGTAATTTTGAAAATTTGATTTTCTTTAGGTAGCGTGTCAAGGAATACAAATTTAGAATATTTGTTGGAATTGCTATTTCCGCTTTTAGAAAATTGAACAATCTTATAATTGGCGGCCAGTACCAATTTTTTATCAAGTGTAGGGAATATTTTTAACTTGTCAGGGTCTGCCATCCACTCTAATTCAAATTCAGTTGTCTTTCCGTCACAGGTAAATGTTTCAGTTACCTCGATATTGCCTATCTCAGAATCTACACTATATCTATCGAATTTCATTCCTACAATATTTTTACGCACAACAGTGTTAGAAAGCACAGCTGAAGCAGTGGCGTTAGCAGTAACATAAGGCCCACCTCCTGTAATGGTTATCTGTGGTGACCATCTAAAATTAACTCCTGGATACGTAACTACAATTCGGTATACTCCCCCGTTTCGAATATAGGCCTTAGCTGTGGCATTAATATCAGGGCCGCCACTACCAATATTAACTGTCGGGGCTTGAGTATATCCGCTACCTGGATCGGCGACCAATATATCTTCTAAGGTATAGGTATAATTGTCAGCCCATGATTTCCACGGATATTGATCTAACGGTGTACTAGTTAATGTTGCAGTATTGATTGCGTTGGCTTGTAACTCTGCTACATTAAAAGCCTCAGTTTCCACATTGTAATAGGGAGGCAAATCAAAATCAGTTGAGTTAATTCTGGCGTTTTCTAAATTACTGTAGGCAGCAACAAAGTCTCTAATCTGTGAGTGATAGGGTTTTATCTCTTTGATAAATTCTTCATAATATTGGCTAGTGTCTAGACTATAGGCCACTGGTTGACTTAATATGTCAGTGGTATTTTTGACGCCAATAAAGCTGGTCTTAAAGGCCCAATCTAATAATTTTTGTTCAGTTAGTGCATATCGCAGAGCCTTAAAGAAAAATAAATTCCAATTGGCCTTAAGATCATTAACAAATATATCATCCTTTAAGGCATTTAGAATATAATATAATTCTAAATCAGGTACCTGATCAAATAGAGCTTCATCTAATGGAGCAGCATCGTAAGAATAATTTACAGTACTATAATCCCATATACTGCTCTTGATTTGAACAGTTCCATTTTCACTAAAAATGATGTTGTAATAGTCAGTAAAATTTCCTAATTGCTGACTTATTCTTTCCAATATAGCGGATCTGGTGTCTCCGATATTTTTAATTTTAACATAATCACCAGGCTGAGGATCAATTATGGAATTTAATTCATATACATCATCTACGATATATTTTATAGATTTATATTGATTATATTCTTTAGAGGTCCAATTTACATAATTCCAAAATAATGGAGTGTTATACAATTGGGTTCTGATCTTGTCCCACACATTCTGTCGATAATTAAATGTATGCAACGTCCATCTACCGCCGGCGGTAGTATCATTAGCAACTACTACCGCCTGAGGTCTTACTGTCAATGCCGGGGCTTGAACAAATCCGTTACCTGTATTTTGTATCCTAACAGCAATGATTTGACCTCGACTATCAATACTAGTTAAAATTTCTGCATCGTCAGAAGAAGCCACAGAAATCTTAGGCGGTAATAGATACCCGTAGCCAGAATCAACTATAGACACACTGTAAATTTTACCATTTTTAACTGTACAAGTTAATTGTCCCTGTCTATAAGAATTTGTATTAATAGCATTAAGTTGTTCTATATCATCAACTACCTGATCATATTCTCGCTGAGTTTCATCAGGTATCGATTCATAAGAATTTAATTTATCAAAATTGTAATTGTTAGTGATTTGGTTATTTTTTAAAACATAATTAGAAAAATCTACCAAGTTTCTTAATGCTTCAATTCTATCTTTAAACAGAGTTTGTTGTGGTCTTATGCCCAATCCGTATCTATTTCTAAATGTCAATTCAGGTGCCGGAACAGATCGTCCATATAAGTCCCTACCTAACAAGCTGTCTATCAACTTTTTGTCTAATAATTCAGTAGGCATCGAATGTGAACTGCCTTCTTGCATCAGCATCCATTCGGTATGTCTAGGAATTTGATTATTAATTTTATCAAATGCTATGTTGGCAGAAATTCTATTGCCTACTAAAGACGCCTGTACATTGGCAAATGCTATTGAATTAGCTGAAAGAACTTGAACAAATTTTAATCCATTAGCCAACGGATCTGCAATTAAATTAGCCACCTGTAGAGAACTTAGCCTTCTATTAACCAATCCAGGTACTGTTGCTTTATTTTTTACCCAGAAATAATAGACATTTTCAAACGCCCCTGTCACAGTGTTAAACACCTGCTTGACCGATATTACTGTATTGTCAGGATACTTTGGCTGACCACTTATACCTCTAATTAGACCACGTGTAGTATCTGCCTGTGCCGCCCATTCGCTAGGCAACAGGTCAGATTTAACCCATTCATAAATGTCAATACTGGCTCCAGGAAACAATTTACCCCAATTGTTTTTTCTAAAAACATCATTCCCTTGCTCGTACCAAACATATTTGGCTGTGCTTAAATCCCACCACAATTCGCCAACGTGTTCATCTAGCCAATTAGTTTCTGTATCATTATTAGTTGCTGCTAGACCGACAGAATATATAGCCGGATCTGCTGCCAACTTGTATTTTAATTCTTGTTCTGCAGTCCCAACTATCTTGTTTTTTAATGGATCTACTATATCTAGGTAATCAAGAACTTCTTCATTGAATGTATCAACTAATGCAATTCGTTGGAACGGTTTAACATCAACTAATGATTCTTGATTTCTCAATCTATACCAAGAATTTTTAGTAGAATCCTTTTTCTTAAATTGATAAACTTTAGATTTATCTTGTATAGTTTGTGTAATATCATTAAACGGGGCTCCAACAAATATGCTATTGTCTGTTGATGCCAACGCTAAACCATATCGACTGCCTTCTAATATTTCATCAGGTAGTAGCTCGTCTGCCTGAATAAAGAAGTTGTCAAAATTATTGTAGACATAAACTGCTCCTGAGTCAGGCACAGATGATAAAAATCTTGTTTCGTTATTATCAAAAGTAGTCTCGCCTAATTTTTTATCAGTATTTTGATAAAATTTCACAATCCTAGATCTATTAGTACCTAACGAACTGATGGTTAAATTTTGTTCGTCTTGACTAATTGATATCGCTGACCCAAATCGTAAGTTGGTGTTTACTAAGGGGTTACCTAATATTTGAGACAGCACATAGGTACCAGAGCTGTTTGCGGTGTAGACCGCAACCTTACCAATAGTACCTATATAAGATTGCGATCTAATTGAAGAAACAAATATAAATTCTCCGCTTGATGAAACTTCTACAGTATATCCAAATTCATCATTTACATCAAATGGTGAATAGAGGGTCTGTTTCCAAAATAGATTTTTATCAAATATTTGAACAATTCCAGATGACCCCGAACTATAAAACTTAGGAGCACTGATTGCAATAGTATCTCCTGTGCTACTACCCGAAATAGAATAACCCCACAGACTTCCACGATTTAACGATACTGTAGATGTACTGTTTACTGTGGTTCCTGTAGGATGATTAGTCACAGTGACAGTTGTGCCAAATTTGTCAATATTAAATGCATATACCGTTCCGGTACCAAGGTATGCATTACTACCTGGGGCACCAACCAACAATAAAGTTGACGTAGATGCTGCAACCTGGGTAACATAAAGAGAATGACCGAATCTAGAATTAGCATTAGTTGCGGTCGAATAAGGCTGTGCTAACACTGCTGAAGTTACTTCAGCAGTGTTTTGATCATTCCTACTGCTTATTTTAACTAGCCCTTCTTTGTATAAAGGCCTAGTAACCCCTGTACCTGTAGATAATACCAATGTCGTGCTAGTAACTGTTGTCGCTCTAATAGCCGAGGCAATTGGAGCTCCGGCAACAAATAAATCTTTTGCATTGTCTAATGCTAACGAATATCCAAAATCTGTTGAAGTGTTTGGTTGACAATAATTCTTACCGCCTGTGTTTAGTGCATAATCAAATTTCTTAACAAGATTTTCATTAGTAAATTTAGTATAAACCGAAATTTTTCCATAATTAATTGATGTCGCTGACTTATATCCCGGCAAAGAAACTAACACAGTGTTGGAATCTTTATCTGCAACAATAGCAGCTCCCATGTGTTGACCAAATGGCGTTGGCATACTGGCATAAACTGTACCTGTGTTATAATTTTTTATTTTTTCATAAACTGCCCATTTTTGATCAATATCTCGATCAATCCACACCTTGCTGTTTTCTGGGAGATTAAAAAGATCTGATGCAGTAGCAAGTGCTGCAAAATCACTGTGTCTAGCTGATTCAAATCTGTAAAGACTACCATAAGCCAATAAAGGTTCGTTAAGAATTCCTGCAAGGGCCGAAGCTACAGTAAACTGTCCTACTTCAGGAATAGCAGTCACTATGTGAATACCGTCAACTTGAGCATTAAATCGAACTACAGAAACTATATCCCCTATCTGTAGATTATGATGAACATTGGTAACAAAAGTGATTTCAGCACCAGGGCTACTTACATAAACTCCGGCTATTTTTGCTCGCTGATGTGTATATCTATAAACGTCCCAGTCACCATTTTCTAAGAAACCTAGCCAGATCGTGTCACCGTTTTGCAGTATGCTGTTGTTGGCTATATCTAAAAGGCTATTCTTATTGTATGCTGTAGCAGTTACATCATCTGCCCTCACATATCCAGCCGTGGTCAATTCTAAATTATAGTCATCAAATGTTCCATCAATTGTTGCAAAAGTTGCAGTGGCAATGTAATTTGACGGTGTAATTAATAAGTTAGTTGAACTAGTATAATGTATTAACGCTAGTGGATCAGACGGAGCCTTATCAACAAATTCAATAACATAGGGATTTTCTAAATAGAGTCCTTCTTGTAAAGGAAACTCAATTTCATTGTAGGTTTCAAAGCCGCCATAATTACCGACCCTAATAGCCCATTCTTCGTTGATTTCAATTGATCCCTGATCTCTGTTTTGACTAGCTTTTAATATCTTAGACAGTGGATTTTTAGTTCCTTTTTCTCTAATAAAACCTTGATAGAATTTATATTGAGCAATAGGATCTGTAAAGATTTTATTCAAATAATTTCTAGGTGTATAACCTATAAGATGCTGAGCTAACTGTTGTTGACTGTAATCAAAATTATCTATGTCTAAACTGTAAAAATCATCAAACTGTGTGATTTTATAATCAAAGTTAGGCACAAACTGAGGAGTTGGTTTTGACGCTAAAATATCCCATTTGGTAAAATCAAAGGTTTCATCACTGATAATTTGCTGATTAGCTTCGTAATAAACTCCGTTATATCTTACCACTTTTCCAGGAATATAACTCTTATAAGATTGCCACTCAGTTATCTCTACATTGTCATAGACAAATCCAGGGCTGGTTAAATCTCCATTCCACCCTTTTGTTCTAAATCCATATAATCGTATTCTTTTTTGCCCGTAACCAGAATCGGGATCATATATAGTGTCATTGAATATGGTAGTATTATTGAACACCATGCCATGCTCTTTTTGCACTGAATTTAATACTGCAAAAAATATTCCTTCTTGTGTGTCTTTGGTCTGTATTGTACATCCGCTATCTTCTCTAGTGATATCGAAGTTATCTTTAGGAAAACCTTGCCCATCTGCTTTTTGTAAACTATATTCGTAATTTTTAGCAAACAGATTATCTACAACAGAATCTTTAAATTTATATTTTAGATAGTCTGCAAAGGGCGATAATGTTATTAGATTACCCTCAGCCCATTTCTGTGTACTCCAATACAGGAATTCTTTACCGGTAAATTTCCAATCCATCATTTCAGCTAGGTCGGAATTGTATTGATCAAAAATAAATCCCTGGTCCTCTAACCATGCTCCGTAACCTATCAAGACGTCATACACTTCTTGAATTGTACTAAACATTGTCCCATAAATTACTTTAGTAACAACTGTTTCAAATCTGCTAGATGTTTGAGCTCTTGCACCACCGGTGGTGGGCAATCCTGGCAACTGCTGAAATAAATTAGGATCAAATGTAGTCTGTGCATTATGACTGGTTTTAACTCTATAGTATCTTCCGTTGTGCAGAACAATCTGCCCTTGTTTATAAAATTTAATAGAATAGGTATTAGCCGTGGTAATCTCAATAGCACTCAGCCCACTATTACCATCGCTAGTAGCTGGTTGCCATAGATCATAATGTTCTTGTTTTCCACCAACAACAACCGCACCGTCTATAGCACTTTTAATTGGTTGGTAGATATTAAAGAATGGATAATTTCTGTCATAACCTTTTAGAACAAAATTTCCATTAGCCTTTTGTACTATTACACCCGATATTCTTGCTGATTTTATTGGATTGCTGACATTTAATATTAGACTGTAATCTTCAGGAGGTAAAATTACACCTGGTTTAGTCGACTGAGGATCAACTGCATTGATCTTTACCTGGAGCTTTTCTTTGCTGGTAAATCCGCCCAACTTATGGAATAAATTTAAATCTAAGTAGGTCAAATCTTGTGATAATCTTGTTGCATAATCTTGATAGTTTTTTTGCCCTTTCTCTATTACAAAATTTCCAAACCCAGAGGTTTGTGCGTCATTTACTCCATCTATCAACAGTTTTCTAGGATCAAGATAAAGATTATCTTCTTTATAGACAACTTGCCCTATTGCATTAATAGTAGTTCTGCTGACGTCAAATAATTTAGAATTGTAATCACTAGGACGTAAAAGAACAGCAGCAATATTCAATGCAAACGGCCAGTAACTGCTGTTTCTCCAAGCGACTTCAGCGGGACTATAATCTCCAAAAATCCAATCCTCTTTTTGATTTGAAGGTCCTGCATTTGTAACTAAAAATGAATTAAGATCTCTCAAAGCCCCACTAGAATTTACAGGGATAATATTCGCTAATCCAGGTCTTTTATATTTGTTCCATGTTCCTTGATATTCACCATTTGCAATATATCCATTTTCTAGATCGATCCACATTTGAGTATTCAAAGATGTATAGGGACCGGCTCCATAACTAGCATTCCACCAAGAAGGCTTAATAGTAAAACCCAACATTTCCCAGGGATGGGTATGAGGACGATCTGTGTCGTAGAAATATTTAAATACTGCTCTCCATGTTCCGAAGGCAGGTTTACCTAGTAGTGTGTCAGTGGTATTCTTATAATTCCATGTTCTATATGTCCCAGCATCATAAGTGTCATTAGTAAAAATATCTACATTATAAACAGATGCCCATTTGGTATAGTCGTGTACCAAAAGATCATTAGCCTGACTAATAGTATAATCTGATTCTCTAAAAGCACCGGGAATTACCGACACCATGTCATAAAGTGTACGATTATATTCTACCTTAATATTGTTGAAAATTCTTTTTTCAAATTCAAGAATTACATTATCTCTATAATCTCCGTAGGCCTTTATTAGACTGCCATCATGTCCCATTATCATCAACTGAGAACCGTTGGCATATCTATCATCAGTAACAAGCCCAGGAACAAATTTTGGGTACAGTCCTAATTTTGTAGGAGTAGAAGGAATAAAACAACCAAGGGTATTTTCATAATAATGAATTTTTATAACTGAACCTACAGACAATGTTGTTAAAAAATTCACTGTTCCGTTGGCCAATATGAATTCGTAATCTTGACCCGAAACTAGTTGTACATCATTGACATAGATCAATACCGATTTGAAACTTAGACTGCTGAGATCAAATTCAACTCCGATAGGATATTCTGATATATAAGAATTTGTAACTGTAATTTCTCTTATGGTTTTTACAGCACCATATCCTGCCATGTCAGATCTATAAAAAGATCCTCCAGCAGTATTATTTTGATTAATTTCCGATAGGAGTGTGTCCACTATCGACACAATATCAACCTGATCAGTAATAGTGTCCAGTGTTCTAAGGAAATTTAATTTAAATTGATTATACTGTTCCCCTGCAGATCTAATTGAGTCAACAACATTATGTTCTTTTTTTCCTAAGAAAATATGTGCAAAACTGATAGGATTTTCATTCGTGATTAATTGTGTTCCGTATTTTGCATAATCATATAAATCTCGAAGATTGTTTGAGCCAGGGAATTCTCCAACGAAATCACTGTCAAAGAATCTATAAACCATACTAGCTACATGATCAGTTAGCTGGCTAAGTGTTACACTGGCTATTGGGCCGTTGAGAGGATTATTAGTTAAACTTAAAGGAGGCTCATAATATCCATTGGTGTTAGGAACTTGATCGGTGTTGATTTTTAATAACACAACATCGTTATCGACTAGGTCATTATCAAAAGAAACAGCTAATGAATTTGCAGTAATGGTCGCAGAAGTTTGTGTTATCTTTGAATTAACAAACGATAGATAAGATGTAACAGTATTAGTTAATGGAGCATCTAAAGATAATGCGGTTACTGTAGATGTTGATAGACCTATTATCTGAGTTTCTAAAATTGGAATTTGATATTCTTCTGTTGATCTCCAAACATTGGTTAAAGAATATGTATCAGTATCAACATCATTAATTTTAAGAAACGTTGTAGAAACCAGCTGTGTCTGTCTAACTTTATCTACAACAATAGAAAAAGAATCTGTTGAGAAATAGTTTTTAAACAGATAGCTGCCAATTCCTATGGCATTTTGATCTTGTTTAACTGGAAATCCTAGTACAGTGTCTGCGACACCAGATCCTAAATCATAACCAAATATCTTGTTTCCACTGAAATTGTTTTCATTTGCATTTTTAGTGTAGCTTATTCCGTCGCTGCTAAAAAGATCAAACAAAGGAAACTCATTCAAAGATTCGTGTTGTTGAGCATACAGCCATTTGTCATCGTCTGCAGAATAGTAAAAACTTTTTCCAGAATAATTAGTTCCGTAGTTTACAGATATACTATCCAGATCATTAACCCCAGAGTCGATAGTCTCAATCAGATAGATAGCGGAAGTACTGGTAGTAAATCTAACTTCATAGATTTTATTTCTAATAGTAAGATCGTCAGCATTGTTCAGTACAATTCTATATCCCTGTTGTAATAATTCTCCGTCTACATAATAGCCAAGAGCACCTGCTATTGTATCTATATCTGTTGTAGAATTGTCAATAAGATCTATATTTTGAATTCCATTTTTACCAAATTTATATAACTGGATATCTGCTTTAAATTCTACAATAGGTCGTTTGGCTTTGTAATTGAATTGATAGACTGGATCAATATCATTTATTATGGATGTTGTATTAATTACATCTCGATGAACCCATCTATTATATCTAGACCAAGCATTTAGATCTCTACTGGCTCTATTAATTGTGATATACTCTGGAATTAAAGCTACCCTTTCATCTGAATCAAAACCATATTGATCAAATGACGAATTATCAAAAGTTTCGTTATAGATCGTAGCTAAAGATCCGTTAACTTCTAATAGGTTGATATCTATTAGTCTAATAGAATTGCCCACACCTTCAACCATGTACTCGGTGCCTGATGAAATACTAGTAGTACCCGAGGTAACTGAATTAGTAAACGTAACCTTCATACCATTGCTTAAGGCATAGCCGTTAGGCATGGTATATGTAGACCGCCCTATAATATTAGTGCTGGTTGTTATGCTTATGCTATCTGGGCCATTAGGTAACCAGTAGTATTGATCGTAATTGACCAACTTGTCCCAGTTAATTAAGGGATCATAAGAATAAAATTTTGTCCTAAAAACCCTATCTAAATTGTCAGCATTACCGCCCTGTACTGAAATTTCATTAATTAAATCATCGAAGCTGACCACATCTGTAATGTTAGATACAGAGTCTCGAAATACCACTGCCGGCTCTAATTGATAGGCATTTCTTAGAGGAGAAGCAGATGTAATATAATTGTCAACAGATGGATCAAAATTAGGAGCTATCTTAGATCCAATAAACCCGTCTATTCTTTCTAACTGGGGTGATTGTATCAACTGATCGATTGTGCTGGACAAAAATTTTGAATTTTTATCCGATCTGACGTATGCCGGTAAAAAATTTACTGATTTTTTATTTTGTTCAGCCATGTTAAGTTGTAGTAATAATAGTTGAAGGTGCTTTCAATTGCGAGGCTGTAACCGCATCAATAATTTCTATATCAGCAATACCGGCTCCACTGACCAATAGTTCATTAGACAAACAACTGACTTCATACAGGCTGCCAAACCCTGTGTCTGTTTTAGGAACTAACACAAAATTGGTAATATCTGGGGTTAGATTATTCATAACGTATGTAGACAATTCACTGAAATAAAATGTTTGGCCAAACTCCCAATTTTCTAAAGCAAAAAACTCACTAATAGCCGTTAATATTCTAGTTTTTAAATTATTGTCATTGGTAATTTTATTAGCATTTCTAACTGCCTTAAATGTACCTTGTAAAGATGCAGATGATTTTTCTCCAAATAGAACCTTATATTTCACAGGATGATAAACAATTTCGTCACTAATGGCTTTGATATTGTTTAAAAATTCACTGTAATTTTGTTCTAGACTCTGACTAGTCGGTGCCAACGGCTCTGTTTCTGTATTACCAATTAACCAACTTCTATAACTGGTATCGTATCCTGTGGTTAACACATAGATGTCAATAATATTAGATTTGCTGGGATCAATTCTTCTTTGATCTCCACTGTTATGCACATAATGGAACTTGAGATCGGATCTGCCACTTTTGCCTATATACTGATCAGTATAGATCAAACTGGCTGTAGCTGTGGCCCAATATTTGACCACATCTAAAGAACTATCGTAGAAATAAAACAACTGATTATCAATTTTCAATTCACTAGTCACACTTTGTTCATTGAGCAAAGGCACAATATCATCTCTAGTTAAAGAGTAATTTAAACCATCGGATGTTTTTTTGAAATAGACATATTCACTGCCGACTACTTCATCAAAAGAATTAGGATTAGTGATCCTTCCCGAATTATTATAATCGTAAAAACTGACTGTAACTCGTTTAGGATCAACATATCCATCAGACTCAACAATCACTCCGTCAATTTGCCAATTATGATCACTACCAATAGTGGCCGTAGCCGTAGATATTGCCGAAGGAACTGTGTTAATAGACAATATGTCGATCTTGTCTTTAATCACAGTGTTGCTGGTAAAGTCATAATTTACAGAAGTCTTGTCAACATAAAAAGCTGTTTCTTGTTCGCTTTCAAAAATATAATTTAATATTCTAGATCTAACTTTGTAATACTTGCCAGTCCACGTAAATGACACTAACCAACTGGTATCTAAACCTTGATCTTCAAGATTATTTTGATATGCCAACCCAAAATTATCAACAGTGTTTAAATTAGTGTTGGTAATAATGATCCATTCTCTTGTTTCTGTGTCTATAGTCAGTCCGAAATTTTTATAGGTCATGCATATGTTGGCAATTTCAGTCTCGATAGGATAACCTAAAAGATCAACATATCTGCATAAAATTTCTGTAGCAATAGCATCACTAGGAACCCTAGTACCAAGGATAACAGGACCGGTTCCGTCGTCCAATAATCCTGCTCCATTATTAATTACTTGACTAACCGGAGCCCAAATAAACAAAGATCCTGACCCAGGTAAGCCAGAAGCTGGTAAAGTTTTAATATTATTTTTGCTATCAAAATACTTGCCTGCAGGAGCAGTAAATTTAATTAAAGCACCCGGAGTTGCATAACGAAGATTAGTGTCAGTATATATAGGTCCAACTGCAAAAGTACCATTGGCATTATAAAAATAACCTCTGCTTTGACCAGGAGTTTTATTAACTTCCTTCCATGTTAATGCTAAACTAGTTAACTCAGGTCTAATGTAATTTTCAAAATAAAATGAGCGAAGTCCTGTACTATTAACTATTGGAGCAATTGAATTTTTAATTACTGCCAATACTTGATTTCTGCTGGTAAAATCAAATTCAAATATATTCTCACTGGCATCTTTATAAAGAATACCATCTGTGGCAAAAATATTTGTTTTACTGTATTTGCCAGTAACATCACTGAGATCAAAATATTTGCTGATGCCACTAGACACTCGATTTACACTTTTAACTTTTAAAATATCAGACCCAGCATTTAAAGGTGCTATATTATAGTCCTCTCCGGTGATCATTCTATTTTGAGTATAATAAGTCTGGGGTGCTTTGTTTTGTATAGCAGCATTTGATTCAGTACCAGCACTGTTACTGATTGAATACTGCAAACTCAATGTCATTTGTAAAGTATGAGTTTGTCCAGAAGCATTGGCATAGGGAATAGATATAACAACGCCGCTTAACTGATCAGGTTTGATAATGTAGGTTAATCCGTTACTCTGCCTATAAAATAATCTAAATTCGCCTTTAGGTAAATCACCGAAAACTCCATCTGCAAAATTTAAATCAATTTGATCGTTAGCCCTCGAACTTACTGAATATACAGATCTTATGCTTTTATTAAGACTGTTATAGATAATGTTATTGCCAACTAATGAAGGAATCTGTGTCCACAAAGTATCATAATTGCCTTGCTTGTTTAATTGCCATAACCATACATCTGTATTATTAATGTCTGGGGTATTGACTCCAATGATTTCGTTAGGGACAGGATTAGTGACACTGAAATTTGAAACAGTTAATGTTCCCTGTCTAAAATGTGTGAAAAACCCGGTATTAGCACTGCCTGCACCTTGAAGATCATCTTTGTAGAGAAAACTAAAAGTATTACCAGGAACAGGGGCTTCTTCATAAATGTAGTCTTTGCCTGAAAATGTACAAGGTACAATCTCAAACGACATGTTGCTGCCATTGATCGTCTTGGCAAAATTAAAAATAGACACATCTTGATTTACACTGTTTACTCTATATTGCTCAGTGGTAATTCCGTCAATGGTTTTCTTAGCAGATGATTTTCCAAAATAGGTAGTCATTGCCGAGTTCATGATATTGATGAACTGCTGATACCAGTCCGGATTAGTGGAGTCGTTCCAAAGGATAGTAGTGTCTGCTAGATTAGTTCCGTTAGAATCTAACACTGTGTCAGTGGTAGATACAGCAGTGACTTTTAAAAATCCATGTGCAGGAACATTTCTTGATGGGTTATAACTGATAAGTTGTGCTAATCTTAAAACGCTATCTCTACGCTGTGCTGTTTCTAAGAAATTTTCCCTAGCATTCAGATCAATCCTAAAACTTAAATTTTGCCCAAGATAAGCAATAAGATCAATTAACGCAATATATTCGCTACTTTCAATATAATCGTTGAAATCTTCAGGATAATTTTCCTGAAGATATTGAATCATAGTACGTCTTAGGGTTTCAAAATCATAGCTTTTAAAATCAGCATTACGAAAAGATTGGTATATCTTCTTCCAATCTTCAGTAATTAATAGTTGGCTGGTGGTTGATGGGATCATTGTTTTACAGTTGCTATTCTATAGAGTATTTATAGCAAAAATAAACCCAGTATATTATTGAACTCGAAGCCCTATGGCCTGATCAAAGGCCAGTCTCAGTGTGGATGTTTCGTCCGTACTTTTCATCAACAGAGTTAATTCAACTAGATATCCCTGCTCATATTCATTGATTTTTATTTCTAAAGGACTGACCCTAGGATCAAAATTACAGATTGTGGTTATATCATTGGTCAACAGATCCTTGATTTGATCAGTTAATGGCTCCATGATTAGATCCCACACGATGGTTCCAAATGTAGGATTCATTACACGCTCGCCTTTTCTGGTGTTGAAATGATTGATTATATCTTGTTTGATCAGGTCAAAATCAAAAAGTTTTCCGCCATAGTTAGTGGGATCAACTGTGCTGAAACCTTTATAAATGTGATTCCTAGCTACAGTATGTTGATTGTTGTAATTAGAGGTAGTTATTTCTAAATTTTTATACGGCATGACAATATTTATTACTTGGCTGAGCCAGTTTTAACTGGGTTTCCACTACCATCAACTACTATTCCGCCAGACCCGCTGCTGACAGCAGCACCTTGTAATTGTGCAAGGAAGCACTCGTAGTAGCCTTTTTTCCGAGTGTAAATATCTTTGGTGCAAAAGCCAACCCTTCTATAAGCGGCTTCAAAATAACCAGGATCTGTTTGAGGTGTCTTTACTAATTTTAAAAAGTATAAAACACTGACTTCTGCTGCAACTTTTGGATCATTGATCAACTTGGGATTATCTACTAGGGCTGTAGGAGTAGGTAATTTACCTGCTTCATACATCCATTTGCTGAAATTGGTATAATTTGCACGACCAGTTAGGCCTATGTAGCCTCTACCAATAAATTTACCACCGTCGCCAGGTTCTGTATTTCCTAATCCTTTGCCCTTGGCCGTTTGATATCCGTACAAGAATTCTGGCAAACTGTTATTAGGGTTGCCAGCATATTGTTGTGCCAGAGCCTGATCGCCTTTAAACACACTAGGGAACACTTCTAATAATCTAGCCGCACTATAACCAAATTTTTCCTCAACTATTTCCCAATGACTTTCACCGCCTGCAACACCTAACAATGATGCAACTGCATAGGGAGTTGTCAAGCCCATCTCAGCCGAAGCTTTCTTTAGGGCCGCAATACCGGTTTGTGCTGCACGAGCATTGATTTCTTTGGCAAATTCAGGAGTGCAAGTGCCTGCGGCTACTGCTGGAGGATTAGCAGTTTCTTGGGGGTTTGGTGCCCCACCTGCTGCACTAGCAGGATTTGGTGCCACTCCTGCTTTAGATCTATCAGACATAGTAATGTCTGTGGCTTGAGGACTAAACTGTTGAGGATTGATATTTTCATGTTGAGGCCATGGTTCGTGTGTAGGAACACGTTGCATTATGCTCTTGATATCAGTAGCTTTATAAAAATTACTACCACTCCATCCTGCAGAAATCTTTCTGTTAGGTAAAGTAAACAAAGGCAAATCTGGAGGAGTTTCTGCCTGACTAGCCGTTGCAGGTGCAGCGGCTGCAGGGCCATTTAGATCTATTCTAGAGCCCGATACTAGAACATTGCCATTGGCTCCTAAATTCAATGCAGCCGCACTACCTATCTTAACATGACTTTCTCCACCTAGATCAATTCCGCCGTCGGCACTGACTATAAAGTTTTTGCCTAGCAACGTTTCATAATTTCCACCTACGGTGAATTTTGCTGTTTCACTAACACTGTAATCCTGTGTTCCTCTAACTGAAATTTTACTATTAGCATCAACCGTTAAGTGATAGAAACCAGTAACATTGGTCTCCATGTTTTTATTAGCACTGATATGAATATTTCTACCTGCTTCGAGATTTATATCTCTGTCTGCACGAAAATTAAAATCATGTTCACTGTGAATACTGACAGAATCGTGAGCAAAGATATCTATCTTGCCATTACTGGTCATTTCAATCCACGCGGTTCCTCTACTGTTGGCAATGTAAATCAGATCCTGACTATTATGCATGAGTATCTGATGGCCTGTTCTGGTCCTAATTCTAACCAATTCATTTTGGCCGTTAACATCACCATCATCCATGACGAAGGTACTTCCGCCTAATCTACTGACCGGAGCCTCGGTACCTTTTCCATAACCAATATTTCCTCGTTTTGATCCAGGACTGGTATCTAACGGACCCGGAGTTGATATACCAAAAACTCCGCTAGGAACTTCTCTTCTGGCACTGCTGGAGGTCACTCCCCTAACGGTATCATTTAATAGCCCTTGTTGTAACAACCTTTCAGCAAAGGGATGTACTGGCTTAGCCTTTCCTGATAGACTTACTCCTTCCTTGACAGACGATTTATGAACCTCGGCCACAGGCAGCAGATCTGTACCATACTTTCTACGCTGTTCATCTGTAACTTCAACACTTCTACTGGCAGCAATGCCAGGAATCATATGATTTTGAAATGGCTCTTGTACACAGCCAAACCAATAACATTGATTAGCGTCACCGTCAATAAACATCACCATAACGGTGTTGCCTATGTCGGGAGGTATAGCCCAAAATCCGTAACTTTTTTGTACATCATTAAAATCGCTACTGTTGTTTCCCTCAAATCTAATTGAAGTAGATCCCATAAACGGGCTGCAATAACTAGCAATATAAGTTTCAGACTGTTCTTTAACCCTGCTGGGCATGTTTTTAATTAGAGCAACTTCTAGTCTACCCATGTAAATTGGATCAAGGTGGCTGGTAACCTCAGCTAAAAAAGGTCCAGCTGACGGAGGAGGTGATCGTCGTCTTTCTTCGTAGGCCATATTAGTTCCTCTTAACCAGTTCCTTTACCAGGAAGTGGAGGCATCCCTAATTTTGATCTAATGGCAGCATCACTACCTGTATAGGGGGGAGCATTAGGGTTTCCTATATTATTAACTAATTTAGTCAAAGGGCTCTGCCCTAATGTAGCACTTCCGAATTTTGCTGCAACAGACCCTACTATATTTTGATCTTTAATAAAAGGAAGGCCGGTCAATGAAGACAACTGCGAATTGGCTCCAAGCACTTTACCTGCAAAAGATTTAATATCGGTTAAATTGCCAACTGACCGCAGCTTAGATAAAGGATTAAACTGACCTGCTGGAATACTGCTCAATGCGGTATTTGCCAACTCCTTAGGCAATATGTTAGAAGAGATTTTTTCAACACTGCTGACTCCATAGAGGTTGGCCAATGCCTTAGTCCCTCCTTTGCTGACAACTTCACTAAGGTAAGCAGAATCAACATAAGGAGGCAATGCTGTTGCATATGGAGGAGTAGGCGGAATATTGGCCAATTTATCAGGAGGAATATAATCTACTACCAGCCCATTATCTGCTGCCTGAGTTAGATTGACATTTTCTGGTAATGTTTTAAATTTGCCTATTGACCCTAAAAGTTTACTTTGTAATTTTCCACCTAGGCCGGACAACTTACTGGGGTCAAGCCCTACCTTAGCAGCCAAGGCTGAAGGATCAGCTGCTGATCCCAACAACGCACCTACTTTGTTAGAAGCATCTCCCACTATTCCGCCTATTTTGCCACCGCTGAGCCCTACCACTTTGCCCATGACAGAGCCGGCTACACTGGCCATAGGACCGCCACTTAATAAACTTAGGGTACCTCCTGTAAGAGCTAGGTCAGCTGCTGATGTTATTAGAGATGTTGCACCTTGCCCTATACCAGATCCTTTGTTAAAGGTATTCAATGCTTTATCTAACGCATTCAAAGAAAGATTTCCAGCCAGTGTTTTAGCATTGTCCAAACCTAGCCCACCTGGTAAATTTTTCACAGTTGATACAACCTTGGCCGCATTGGCCAAAGAATATTGACTGAGATCGGCCAATCCAGATGAACTTAGCCTAATATTGGTTGCGACATCGTTGGGCAAAGGCAGTCCTATCTGTGCAGACTTGGCCAATAATGAACCTGCAGAAGGAAAAGATCCTAAAGATTGACTTAGTAATGATTTGTAATTTCCGCCTAGCCCACCTATTGCTGATACAGCATTTACCGGCGAGCCAGGCAGGCCAGGTATAGGTATTCCTCTACCAAACTGCTCTTGCACACTAGAAGCATCCAGTCTCTCGCCCCTAGGTACCGCAAAGGTAGTATCTTCTACTACTAAGTCCAGCGGATTTGATTCTAGTATCATTGCATCTTTAGGATCGCTAGGCTGTAGATCTTGATCGATAATCTGACCAGGTATTCGAATCACATTCAACAACTGTTTGAAAATCCCGTCTTTAAATGTACTGCGAACAGTCTGTACCATATAGACTCCGCTAAAAGGCACTCGATTTGCATCAAAATACATCATTCCATCAGGTTTAATGTCTATGGGATTTCTAAAATTTATTGTTATTAGAACTTGTCCATAATTGTGTGCAGCCTCACCGTCTTTAGTAACTCCTTTATCATCAACTTCTGGGTTATAATTGCCTACTCCGCCTGTGACTAGATAAAATGGATCTCCTATAATTTCTAATTCACCCGTTAACAAGCTGACACTGTTGATAATTTTTTCGTGCATGCTCCTAGCCATAACACTATAGGGATCATTTAACGGCTGGCCAGCATTGTATCCACTAGGTGGTCGTACAGACGTAGCTGTATAATCTGTCTTTTTGGCAGGCTCAGGAACCGGAGTGGTTGATTCTCCTTCTTTTTTTGCCTCGCTCTTAGATTTAATTTCTGGGCTGTTTCCAGGAGCTGCGGCTGTTTTAGTTCCAGGAGTTTCTTTATTTCCCATAGCTGTAGGAACAGCTTCAAAATACAAATTATTAAAATTCAATCTAAACTGTAAAACATCTACATTTTTTCCTGTGTAGATATAATCATATTCTCTGTTGGTCGTTTTCTTTAGTTTTTTCTCGTCTATCTTTTGAGATTCGTAATTAGGAATAGCTGTATAATGAATCTTAAAGGGACTAACTACGTAAGTGATATTTTGATAAGGCTTTTTGGTATCAGGATTAACTTCTTTTTGGTTTTCCATTTCTATTCTGATACTGAAATATTCTACCATTCCATAGTCATCGGGGGTTCCTGGCTTAGTTCCCATATTCTTAATGATATTTCTAGCATATTGGCTGTCTCGAATTACCGCCGAAATGATTTCATGTATATTGGCTCCTTCAGGAAACTGAACCACAGTTTCTTTAGGATTATATTTGATGCTTTCCGGGGATTTGGCCTGCTTGTCAGGACTAGGCTGACTGGCTTTATCAGCTTGATAGGCATTGGGTTTGTTAGTATCACCCGGATCTACCATCTTGTAAAGGGCATTATCCTTACCGATCTCAATTAATTTACTCTTAGGTATTTCTCCATCCGGGGCATCTGTCCATTTTTTATCAGGTCCTAACTTTTTAAATTTTATAAAATATTTGTCATACTGGGTGTTATTAGTAGTCGACTGCTTAGATTTGTCATCTGAATGTTTTTGTTGCTCAGTAAGGCCAGTCATTAGACTGGTCAATATAGATCCTACATCTTCACCTGTCATCTTTATTGGCTTTTTTAATATCCCAGCTTGCCCAAAGGCTTTGTCAGCAAATGGAATAGCTGTGCAGGCGTACTTTGTACCACGCTCAGTAACTTCAACAGTCATTCCTGTAAAAGTAAAAACAAAATATCTGCTGGAATTTTTAACAATCTCAGGTTCAGGCAAATTAACATCATCAGGATATCCTACAAAATCCATTTTTAATAAAAAACTAGCGGTAGCATAACTAGGATATCCGGCCGCGATAGCTGCGGTATGTAGGGCTTCTATAAATCCATTGATGCTGTAAGGTTCAATGACATCAAATTTAATATTCAATGGTTGAGTAGTCCCACCTTCTGCGGTGAACGCCATAACAGTTTCTATTTCAACGTGATCAATAAACATGTCAAATCGACCAGGACTTCGTTCATTAAATCCTTGAATAATACTGATATTATTATTAGATACGTCAACATTGTTTTGAGCAGCACTTTGTACTTTGCGATCTCGAGGATCAGCATCATCATTACGTTGAGACAGTCGTAGATCTTGTTCAGTTGGACCGGTGCCCGACATTATAGAGGCACCTTTGCCTCCAGACTTCAGTATAACTAAACTTAGCTCACTGTCCCTATATTTTTTAGGATCATTGGCCTGATCTGTACTAAGTGCAGACAATGTAAAATTGTAAGTATATGATCTGTATTTGTTTAATACATTTTGCTTGCCCGATGTTTCATAAGTCTGTTTTAGATCGGCATCTTTTTTTGGCTCGTTAGTTGTTTTAGTACTTTCAGGGTCACTGGTTTTTCTTTCTACGACAGGATTTCCAGGCATGTGTTATACTCCCAACACTCTTTTAATTACAGATAATTTAGGAAGATAGATTTTTGTTCCTGCTGTCATATCATATACGGGATCTTTGAGAATGTCCTTATTACGCATAGCAAACACCCACCATAATCTAGTTTCTTGATAAAGATCATAGGCCAATAAATCAGGACGAAATTCGTAAGTGGAAACTATTTCAAATAAAATATCATCATTTTGAATAGGAATATCCCTAAAGGTCATAACATCAAGATAACCATTAACTAGAGGAGTTTTATAATAAGGACTAAACGAATTGTAATCAGACATTAGATAAATCCTTTCCCTTTAAATGCTCCATTAAGATACCCAGTAACAGAAAATTTCTGCATTTCTTCTCTGCTGTACATAGGTAAACAGGTAATAGCAATAGTAGACAGAGTTGGGACACTGGTCTTTTCAATGTCATTACCGATCCATGGCGTTGCTATGGTAAAGTAATCAACTGAATCAGGAAATTCAGCTCGATAACTGGTAATAGCTACTGGTACATTTTCCAACATCATAGCACCATATCCATCTAGCCTACACACAGGAGGAGGTGCACCACTGTCCGAATCCCCATTGTTAGCTCCTCCAGATCTCATTCTGATCAGTGCTCTTAACAAATGTATTGTGGCCAGATAGATTCTAGCATCTCTGGTATTTTGAACTGAGAATTTTCCACTAATGGTGATAAGACTTGTGCTGCTACGCTGGTAAAAATTGATAGGAAAGTTGCTGTGCATAGGATTACTGGCTCCATAATCAGCTTTAGCTTCATAGCTGATTGTAGGAGTGTAAGGAAAAATTATACCACCAAATGATATCAAGGGTGCGGTCATGCTGTCGGGCTCTAGATATTTAGGAGGCACACGCAGTTTAACTCTGAGATCTTTCCCCATTTTGCTACCCTGACGAGTAACGACAGTAATACTAGTAGGAGGAGGGGCAATTTTTTCGGCTCCGGCAGACAATCCAGCTGCCTTTGCTCTAGCCATAGATTCATCTACAAAAGTTTCTGCATCTTTGAGAAGATTTTCAGCACGCTCGTCAACAACTTGCCCAGAAAGATCTACAATACCTGCTGCTTCAATTTTAGCTGCTGAATCTAATTCAGACTGTGACGGGTTAGTAGTAGCAGCAACATCAGCTACTGATCGAGACGCAACATTGGCTTCGGCTTCTTCTGACGAAGGAGGTGCCGGGTCTGGCTCTGACGCAGTTTGTGTAACTGCTGCATTAGAATCCTGAACCGGAGAAGTTTGAGCCTGAGGCGGAGCTTCTAATTCTGCCTGTAGGGTTTTTATTTCATTGAGATTGCCATTATATTCCTTGGCTACAGTTACAAATGCTTCTTGTTTAACATTATAATCTTGTTGAAGAGCAGATATGTAATCTGCTTTGTTATTAAATTTTTGTCCATTTAGAAAGAATGTTCCACCTCCGCCTCTACTGGGACCACTCTTTGCAAATTCCAATGCCTCATATGCTTCCGCTGCATCATTTTTTTTTGCAACAACGTCCGGGTATATGGCCTTGTTCCTAGCTGTTAAAGAATCGATACTCTGTTGTGTTTCTGCTGCGGTGGGCATTTTTATTTTCCTTATATAATATTTACCACATAAATATAGTGCCATTTTAAAGCCTTTGACCTCTAACATTACAGATGTTATAATAATAGGTAAGGAAAAACTATAACAATGACCACACCCATA